GAGATTTCCTGCTTCATCCCGCCGGGCAAATCCGACGCGGACTTTCTCGCACGAAAAGATGAAATCATCGCATGGCTGAATCCGGACGAGGGGCTCCGCGATCTGATCCTCGACAAGGAACCGGACCGCGTGTACAAAGCGAGACTCGAAGGAGGATTCTCTTTTGATAAGGCGGTTCGCAACTCCTGCACTTTCGATCTCACGTTTTTCTGCCCGGACCCGTATGCCTACGCGGAAGCAGACGAAACCTATGAATTCACCGAACCCGGCACTTTCACGTTGAACCGGGAACTTGGAAACGCGGACTCCCTTCCGGTCTATCTCCTTCAGGCCAGTCTCACGAAGGAAAAAAGCGCTGTTCTGACCACAAACGGTAAATCACTGGAAATCAGCGGACAACTCGGAAAAGAAGAGATCCTCGTGATCGACTCCGCGCTCATGACGGCTAAAGTCACGGATGCGGAAGGCAATACGCTCCGGAACGGTCTGCCGCTCATAAAAAGCCTGAACTTTCCGGAACTTAACCCCAGCGGGAATACACTCGTGATCGACGCGGACAGCAGCATCGAGCAGGTTGTCAGAGAGCTGAAATCACAGGAATATTTCACAGGACAGGTTCCCGCCTTCTGGGGAACGGACGGTCTGTGGCGGTTCAACGAATCAGAGCCTGACTCCAACACCAGTCTCGCCGACTCCTCCGGCAAAAACCGCAGTGCGGTAATCAGCGGATGGAGCGGCACGACCGCAAGCCTTCCATCCGGGCATCTCGGACGGTCATTCAGAATGAATATCAACGACCCGGAGACAGAAAAAACCTATCTCAAGGTGACGAACGACGGTACGATCTTCTCCACGCTCGGGGAAACGATCGCCGTCGGAGGGTGGTTCATGCCGACCACCTACTCCGTCGGGAATACGTACTGCCCGCTGTTCAACACGCGCTACGGCCCTGGGCAGCCGATCTTCTACCTGTCGCTTTTATCCGGGAAGCCGAGGATTATGCTCTACGATTCTTCAGGGACTCTGATCCTCGATAAATCCGTGACGCCGTCTTTTACTCTGGGAAACGGCGGCTGGTATTTCATCGCCTGTCTCATCAGACCAAACGACAAAACCGCGCAGTACATTCTTGGCGATCGCAGCACCGGCACGGTCTGGGAATCGGACGTCCTCAGTTTCACGGGGACGCTCAACGCCTCCTGCACGGCGGACCTGATCTGGGGCATGCATTCCGACTCCTACTGGTATGCGGGCAGCTTCGACGACTGGTTTCTCGACTGCGATTCCGACCTCACCGCGGATGACATATCCCTGTGGCTCAAGGAATCACTGTCCGCAAACGCTGCGGATTCCGATGCCAGCGTGGACGGGCTCACAACGGAGAACGCCGTGACCCTGAAAGCGGCAAGCGGCGCATACCCTTCGTCCGGGACGCTCACCACGGCGGCTGTTTCCTACGGTATTGAAGGCACCTGCCTTGTCACCGTGGACGCGGAAACCCCGGACGGGACCGGGATCACGGCAGAAACTTCGACATCGGACGATCTTTCGGAATGGAGCGACTGGGCTTCACTCGGAGATGACGGCAGCGTGCAGTCCGGATCAGGGCAATACATCCGTTTCAGGATAACCCTTACGACAACGGACACCTCGAAGACCCCGACGTTCAGAGGGATCAGTCTTTCCGTTCCGGGAGAATCATCATTCAAGAAGCTGAAGATAATAGCCCGCAGCAGATGGAGGTGACAGACATGGCGGACGATAAGGACCTCATCGTTCTCGATAAGGAAGGAAACAAAGAAGCCGTACTCGAAAACACCTATAACGTCATCGTCACGGGTGAGATCAACGGCATCGATACGCTGGAGTTCAATCTGCCTTTCAAGGACGGCAAACGAAAATATCTTGAAAACGAGAAACAGATAACGGTAGGAAACGATATTTACCGAATCCGCACCATAACGGACGAGAAAAACGAGCAAGGAGCCGCTGTCACCTCCGTATATGCCGAAGCCGCGTTCTATGATCTCGGATTCTCAGTGAAGAAAACGAAACAGACCTTCAACGCGGATACGGCCGACGTCCCGATGACCTACGCACTTAAGGACACCGGCTGGACGCTCGGAACGGTCAACGTCCGCACGAAGCGCACCTGGACATCTACGGAGAAAAACGCTCTGGCGATCCTCCGGAAGGTGCAGGATCTTCACGGAGGCGACCTTATCTTCGACAATGCGAACAGGACCGTGAGCCTTCTGACCTTCAGCGGCACGGACTCCGGCGCGCTCTTTTGCTATAAAAAGAACATGAAGTCCATCAAGCGCGTCATCGACACGCAGAGTCTCATCACGCGCCTTTATGCCTACGGCAAGGACGGCATGACATTTGCATCCATCAACGACGGGAAGGAATACGTCGAGGACACCACATACACAGACGAGATCCGCATATCCACGCTCGACTGCTCGAATTTCACGAACCCCTACCAGATGAAGGAATACGCTGAAATGCGTCTCGCGGATTACGCCTCCCCTCGCATCTCCTACGTTCTGAACGCGATGGATCTCTCCGTCCTCACAGGTTATGAACACGAAACATGGAAGCTCGGCGACATCGTGACCGTGAAAGACGACGAACTGGGCCTTTCCATCAAGACAAGGATCGTGCGGCGGGAATACAACCTGCGTGAACCATGGAACACCGTACTCGAACTGTCGACTACGCTCCGGGAACTCGGAGACTCCTCGTCCCAGTGGGACGCCGCCGCCGACACGCTCGCCGGAGCGAACCTCGTCGACAGCCAGGAGATGCAGGACCTTGTGCCGTTCAACCATCTGAAGAACTCACGAGCCGACTCCGGCCTGTCTTACTGGGAAAATTCCGGATTCGAAGTGGATGCGGAAAACGGCGTCTCGGGAACCGCCTCCTTCAAATGCGCCGGAGCGCTGAATACCACAAAAAGCCTGACGCAGACCGTGACTCCGGCGAACCGGGACAGTTACACCTTCTCCTGCCAGATCGCATCGGATGATCTGAAAAAAGGAGAAAACGGTCAGGTCGGCGTGGAGGTCACCTTCGAATATGAAGACGGAACTACAGAGACACGGTTTATCGATCTGATGTAAGGGAGAAAGACATGGCAAGTTTTACGCACGTGGCGCAGGCGGTCTCTCCGCAGAACGGACGTGTCAAAAAAATACGTGTCCGGGTCTGCGTGACTGACTGCACCGGAACCATCCATATCACCGACATGCTCCTGCAGGGCGGATCGATCGCGACCGGATGGGTCGGGCATGTAAGCGAGATCAAATGGACGGAGGACGGTGAGTAATCATGCCGATATTTACACGATTCACTGAAACCATCGAGAAAAAGGAAAAGAAGCGTATCATCTCAGTCACACTGAAACCACAGGTGACCGACTGCACAGGAACGGTCTGGTTCACCGATCTCATGCTGCAGGAGGGCGATCGCCTCTCCGGATATGCAGTCAACACGGAAACACTTCAGAAGGAGTATGAAACCGGCGATGAATATGCAGTCACTGGCAAACGATTCTACAACGGCATTGTCCGCGGAAGCATGACCTGCATCATCTTCAACCTTGGTAAGACCACCGCAGGACTCGACTGGAAGATCACGCCCAACCAGAACATGAAAGCCGGCAGCGTTTCCCTTGCCTTAGGCGCCGGAGCGCACAAGGCGACCTTCACCGAAGCGGCAGCCGCCGGAGACGAACTGAAACTTCTCGCTTCTTCACGGGAATGTCTGAAAAACGGATCGGACGCTTCAAAGGACGGCTTTTTCCAGTATTCAGCCGCCGGGGACAGCAAGCATCCGGTAACGGTCGAAGATAAGAAGTCGGCACGGCTCTACGTTGAATTTCAGGAGATGGAGGACGGTGATCTGATATGAGCCTTGATGTACTCAAAGGCCGCAAGTGTATGGTCTGGACATTTATGGGAAACGCGAGAATGTACACCGCGCTTGATAATTACGGAGACCGCCTGTCACAGGTCGGTCTTTTTTCTTTCAAGGTAGACAAGACCGGTACCATCACGGAATCCGGCGTGGCGATCAGCGACATGCTGACCTACGTCAATAAATACTCTCACATCACATGGCTTCTGACCGTCCGGAACGACGGGACATCCAGCGTGTTCACCGCCCTCATGGAAAACACGGACGGCGCGCAGGACAAGTTCCTGACGGAGCTCGTCCGAATCATGGAGAAATACCCGTGGGCCGCTGGCGTCGACATCGACCTTGAGAGAGGCGGCGATTATTCCACGCACGCAAAGTCCGCCGCCATGTTCCGGAACATCTGGAACGCGGTCAAAACTTATGATAACACAAAGAAAGTCAATATCTGTCTCCCCGGAATGAGCTCGGTGAACGGCTCGGTCGGCGGCGAAAACTGGTGCGTCTACGCAGATCTGAACGATTACTGCGATACCGCTGCCATCATGAGCTACGGCATGGCGTGGGCGGGTTCCGCTCCGGGGCCGGTGTCCCCGAAGGACTGGCTTGACGGCATCTACGACTATGCCTCCCGCGTCATGACACCGGAAAAAGTGTTCATGGGGCTTCCCGCCTACGGCTGGAACTGGCAGATCTATGACACGCCGGAAAACCTCGGCAAGACCTACCGCGGAATATCCAACACATACTACGCGGCGAAAAACTGGATGACGGGAAAATACAACTTCACGGACGACAAACCTCCGCAGCCGTTCATCCCGATCCTCGCCTATTGGGACGACTACAACAAGGTTCCTTATGCCTTCCCGCAGGTCTATGACTTCATGGAAGGAAGGGACGCCGCAAGTTATGAGTACCCGCAGCTGAACGGAACATACAACCGCAGACATTACCTCACGGCCTACGGCAAGACACAAAAATCGAGCTTTGGCACCATCTACGTGGACCGCGACGGAACACCGGACAGCTATTCCGGCATCGTCTCCAGTGAAAACGGCATCGCGGTCATGGGTGACGACGGGAGCGCGACATACCGCTTCAACGTTCCCTCATCCGGGACTTACGACATCGCGGTACGGCTCTGCTATCCTTTCTGGGACAAAAACGGCATCTACATATCGATCGACGGAACGAAAAAGCATTTCACCGAGTCACGGCTGTGGTGGCCGTACTGGAGAAGCACCTTCTGGGCGAGTCTCGCGGACGGGATATCCCTCTCCGCCGGAGCGCATACCATCACGGTGTCAGTCGACGTAAAAGGCGTCCAGTTCTACGGATTCCGCGTCTGCTC